CCCATGGGAGCTTATTCGTCGTGGTGCGCAATGGCTCTGACCCATCATTATCTAGTACGCTTAGCCGGTCTGAAGGCGGGAATACCTCACTTCAGAGACTACGCGCTGCTAGGTGATGATTTGGTCATTGCCAATGCAGCCGTTGCAACGGAGTATCGGAATCTGTTATCAATCCTCGATATGCCCGTATCTGAGGCGAAAACGCATGTGTCTGACGACACGTACGAGTTTGCCAAAAGATGGGTGCATAAAGGGGAGGAAATAACAGGTTTCGCTGTCTCCGGTCTTCGGGCAGTTTGGAAGAAGTATTCGCTTCTCCATAACTACCTGTTGACGCAACAGCACCACGGGTGGTGTCTGCTATCCAACAAGCACCCGGACCTGGTCCGAACCATTTACAATATTTATGGGCGACCGACACACGTCGATCGCGTCATAAAATTGTATATGGTGTTCGATTCGTTGCAAAATTGCAAAGTGACGGGGGACTATGGACCGCTATTAGGAGTAATAGCGATCTATTTCCCCGGTCACCTCTCAACTTCTTTAGTGGACGGGCTTACCGGCCTATCCACACTTCAGAACACCGCGAGACGCGTTGTCTCTGAAGCGAAGAGGAGACTTATCGAAAAGGACCTCGCGAAATTCCAGAATGATACATTCGTCATCCATAAGAGATTGGACGACGATGTACTTCGGGAATTCCGGGACTTGCCTGGTCAAGCATACCGTGCTGCGCTTAGAGAATGCCACCCTTTGGTCATGGTCCTGAACCGGACGATAGATCTGAGCATCGAATACTTGCTTTCGCATTCGATGTTTGATCCTTCGCCGGAACAAGACTACACAGCACTTAGCCTTGCTAAGTACCATGTATCAAAGGGCGTGTTCTCTATGCGCGCCTCGCATTCCATCACCCTAGCTCAGAGTATGGTCGTCAAATCGATTTTGGACGTCCTCAAGAGTGAGGACATTTCAAAAACGAATTGGGCGACTACACCGTTGCTCGGGAAATAGAGTTGCGGGTCCAGGAAGGCTGTCTTTCCGTAAGTGAACCCCTCGATATCTTCTTTTAACCCTGAAAGGGGAACGAAGAATATGTCGTCGGAGCAAACACATTCGGTAGACAGCTCCCTCTATGTAGACACCTATAGTGATTTCGTAGTCACTACAGGTTCGGTACGGCCGCTTAAAAGGCGATCCCGTATCCACATAGGGGGGGGCTTCTGGACTCG